AATTCAAGCATATTGGCTCAATACCCTGTTATTAAACAAGCAGGCTTGTTATTGCTTACACATCTATATAATAATAGAAGTGAAACAACGGCAGGGGCTTTACAAAGAATACCATTTGGAGTGGATGTATTGCTAAGGCAATATAAACCGCTAGTGATGTAATTCTATGGCTATTGCACGCTTTGAAAATGTAAACATTAACACGCTTAGTTTTGGTGTTGATAGTTTTGGCGAATATACAACAACCACGACACTTTGGTTTGTTGGTCGCCCGTTGGTTTCCGAAGTTAAAAACTCGGTGGCCATAACTGAACGCTATCGTGTGTATTCAGATTTGATTACATTCAAATTTAATTACACGCCTAACATGAAAACAATTACTGACGGGCAAAACAATTACAGCGTAACTTGGCGCGGTAATGAATGGCGAATAACCGATGTTATTGAAAGCAATGATAGAATGTCAGTTACTTTAATGTGTTACCGTTCTGACCCTGCAACAAAGGCTTAACATGACAACGCAAAACAATGTAAGCAACTATGCAAAGGCAATACAGGCGCAATTAACAAGCATTGCAACGCCTGTTCCTGTCTATGCTAGTTTTAACCGCAATTGGGCAACTGAAACAAAGTTTATAACATGGCAGTTAAGGGATGTTCACCAACCCGTTTACACAGGCATTTATCAGAATAACAAAGGTGCAGATTCACCCATATTTCAGATAAGCGTTTTTACAACAAACATGGCGGATGGTTTTAATCTGTCAAACACAATAATACAAGCATTGCATGGCTATGCAGGACAGTTTGGTGGCGTTACAGGTTTCCAAATTTCCAAAGCCGATGTGAATTGGTTATATAATAGTTATGACAACGACATTGGTTTGCATGGTGTTTATATGGATTGCACAATTTACATTCCATCATAAGATAATATTTTTTTAATTTTAATGAGGATTTTCAATCATGGCATTACCAAATAAAGTATTACCTGGCTTTTCCGCAACCCTATATTGCCAACCAACAACAACCCCAACACCTTTAACAACAGCAAACTTATCAACTTACGCAACTGTTTCAGCACTTGCTATTCCTGCCAATGTTATTCCTGTTGAAAACATTCCTGCGTTTGGTATGGATGACGCTGTTGCTTCATTCGGTGTTGCAGGTTCACGCCAAGGCGACAAAATACCCGTGCAAAACGCACCAACATCAATGTCAATAACTGCGGCATGGAATCCTGCCGACACACAATTGTTGTTAATCCGTGGCGATGCTTATTCAGGCGTAGTTGATCGCACATTTATCATTTCAGCAACCGATGGCACAGGCATTGTTTACTATGCGTTCAACGGTCGCGTTGGTAATTTCCAAATTGATTCTGCCGTTGGTGCTGAAGCAAAATGTATGTTTACCATCCATCCGCGTGGCAATCAATTCGGTTGGTCAAACAACACTTAATCAAACAGCCCCGAAAGGGGTTGTTCTTTTATAGGATAAGATATGGAAATTAAATCGCAGAATGACCTGCTTGGGTTTTTAGTTACTCAAGCAGGAAGTGGGCAAAAAAACTGGTTTGGCTTTGCACAGCAACGCCTAACTGGTATTAACTTGGCGCATGAAATAGCCGCTAACCATGCGGACAAAATGTCGCCCGATGAAGTGGTTGATTATGTTGTTTCATTAAATAACAACATTTATCAAAAGTTAATCAAGGCTGACTAATGGCAACAACTTTTGAAATAACTGGCTTAAAGGAAACCTTGCAAGTTTTTCAAGATTTGGAAAACGAAATTGGTGATAAAACAGCGCGTTCAAAAGTTTTAATTCCATCCGTTCGCGAAGCAATGAAACCTGTTTTGGCTATGGCAAAAAGTTTGTCGCCAAAAGATACAGGATTGCTTGAAAGAACATTAACAATTGTTGCACGCAGGCCAACTAGGAATGACAAAAAATCCAAGTATATTAACAAGGGCGATTCTGTTGTTGCTATTGTTACAACAAAGCCAATTCCTAAAAAGTTAAAACAACAATCTGTTGGCATGAGTAGAAGTGAAAGAAAAAAGTTTTACGAAAGTAAAAACAGGATCTATGATGCACGCGCAGTAGCAAATGAATTTGGAACGGCTAATATGTCAGCCAAACCATTTATGCGTATTTCATTAGAAAGCCAAGCATCTATGGTGGCAACAAAGTTAGGTGAAATAATAAATCAAAATATATTAAAATATAGGAGTAAATCGCTATGAGTAAAATTGCATCCGCATTGGGTGGCAAGTATCAGGAAAACCGTTTATCAGTAATGACGCGGACATTTGTATTGGGCGACCATACTTTTCGCGTGCGCGTGCCTGCGGTGCATGAAATTGAAGCAATCTATAATTATTTTAAAAATCCAAATATAGATTTAGTTGATGATGCGTTTAAACAAATGACCTATGATTTGGTTAGCATTAAAGACACAAATCCCGATGGCGTTGTTTACAGCGATAAAGATATTGTTGTTGATGGGCGATCAATGATGGAAGCCGCCCGTAACAGAGTTATTTTGCAACACAGAATTGTTGAGTTTTTTAAATTTTTAATTCCTGAAGATGGTCAATCATTAGCAGATTTAGAATATAGCGACATAGAGGAAGAATTTCCTTTGTCAATTCAAATACAAATTATTGATAAAATTAGCGAAGTTATATCGCCTGATTATAAAGTTATCAAGGAAAAGTAACAGGTTCGTTGCGAACGCAAGTGAAAGCGGCAATGATTTTCAACGGACATACGCAAGACAGCATTGCCGAATTAGATGAAACAACATTAAATGAAATAACCGTTATGTTTGCTGACGGGGCAATAGGTAATTATGGATTGTTGCAAACAATGGGTAATTTAACGGCAGGTGTGTTTAATTATATGCGTGCCGCTAATTCACAGCCTTATGAATTGAAAAGCATTTTGAATAGCGTTTATGGTTATATGTATCCAGTAGCACCGCCAAACGCAAGTCAAGCATTGCTAACATTTATGACGCAAGCCCAGGGGTTTAGCATGGATAAGTTTAAAAAGGGATAATCATGGCAATCGTATCAAGGTTAGGTGTTGTTTTAGGTTTAGATTCAGCCCAATTCAATCAGGGCTTGGGTTTAGCACAATCTAAACTTGGTGGATTTGCATCATCAACGATTAGTTCCAAATTAGGCGTTGCCGCTTTAGGCGCAACCATGATCGGCGCGGCGGCCAATGCAATTCAATATGCGGACAGCATAAACGACACAGCAAAAGCAAACGATGTTGCTGTTGGCACGGTTCTTAAATTATCTGAAGCCTTATCTGTTAGCGGTGGCAATAGTGAAAATGTAGGTAAATTATTTTCATCATTAACCGCAAAAATTGATGATGCCGCTAATGGTAGCGATAAAGGCCGCGAATCATTTGAAAAACTTGGCATTTCAGTTAATGATTTACGCCGCCTTGATGAAACTGCATTGTTTGAAAAAACATTACAAGGCTTAAATGCAATAAAAGATCCAATCACGCGCAATGCTCTTGCAATGGAAGTGTTTGGTAAAGCCGCAAAAAATGTGGACATGAAAGGCGTTGCCGACAGTTATTTTAATAACGCAGGCAAGTTTGATGATGCTGAAAAGGCTTTTAAAGATATTGGCGATGCCATTGATAAGATGGATATATTCACCAAGCGTGTCAGCACATCATTAGCCACAAATCTAGCACCTGCATTATCCAATTCAGTTACATTTTTAAATGCCGCAATCTTTGGTTGGGATAATCTAACAACCGCTATTGATAAAGCCAATCGCGCTAAAAATGGCGGCGGAATGTGGACACCACGCAATGCACCGCGCATAGGCGATGACCCTGCATTTGGCGCATTTAATTTGCCATCCGAATATCAAGCAGGCGGTGTTCGCGGTCAAGATTTAAGCGACAAAGAACAATCTAAATTAGATGCCGCTAATAAGAAAAAAATTGATGATGCAAAAAAATTAGCCGAGGAAATTAAAAAACAAAAAGAATCATTGGCTGATCAAGTTATTGCTTATGATGCCCAAAGATATTCGGCAGGCAGGGTATTGACCGAAGTTGAAAAAATTAACATTGAGTTAGAACAAGGCAAAAAATATCAACATACAAGCGCGGAAGAACAAGAAAGATTATTAAATGCGGCGCGATTAGTTGATGCCGCAAAGTATTCGGCTGAATTTGAAGCCAAACGCTTGGAAATGGCAAAGCAAGCCAATGATCTAATTTATAACAGCCAGGTTGCAACTGAACGCCTTGATGTTGAACGCCAAATGGTTGGTTTAAGCGATACGCAAGTTCAGTTGGCATTGGAATACTTTGATTTGCAGAAAAAGATTTTAGACATGCAAAAGCAAGGTTTTGATGAAAGATACATTTCCAATTTTGCTAATGCTGAAATGAATCGCATTAAAGCCCAAGAATTAAATGAACGGGCGCAAAATACATTTCAAGCAGGTTGGGATAAGGCATACAACAACTTTATTGAAAGGTCGCAAGATAGCGCGGCCATTGGTGCTGAATTGTTTAACAATATGACAAACAGCATGACATCGGCTTTAGATAGATTTGTTGAAACTGGCAAACTTTCATTTGGCAATTTGATCGGCAGTATGATTAAAGACCTATTGCGCTTTTCAATGCAATCGCAAATGAGTGGATTATTTGGCGCATTAGGCGGCGGCGGTGGCATTGGTGGATTGTTTAGTAGTTCAACTGATTTTAATAATGGCGCAGGTTTGCTTGGTGGATTTTTTGCCGATGGTGGCGAACCGCCAGTTGGCGTTCCAAGTTTAGTTGGCGAACGCGGCGCAGAATTATTTGTTCCACGCACAGCAGGCACAATAATTCCAAACAATCAATTATCATCAATGATGGGCGGTCAGCCACAAACAGTTTATAATGGCACGGTAATACAAAACATGAATGCGATTGATACGCAAAGCGGTGTTCAGTTTATTGCTAAAAACAAGAACGCTATATTTGCCGCTAATCAATCAGCGCAACGCGGTTTGCCACAGTCAAGGTAGAATAAAATGGCTACATTAAACACAATTTTATCGGTTGCAGAAAGCGTTGGTATTAACGACCAGCGGTTTATTGGTCAAGTGGTATCGCGCAATCAACGCATAAGCACATCGGAAATTTTAACCGTTCAACCATTTGGTTTTGATATTAAGCCAATGTCATATTTGCTTTATAGTCAAAACCGCACTTTGCTTAGTGCATTGCGTGAAGCCGACAAAGCAACGGAACAATACTTAAACTTTGGTTCAACTGGATGGGTTAATTATATTGCCTATCAAGGGGGCTTGTCTGACGCGCAAATAGGTGCGTGTCAATGGCAGACATCAAGCGCAAATAAAACATTGGTTCTAGGGGCATTGCCGTCAGTTTCAAGCGGCACATACATAGTTCGCACAGGTGATTTTTGCCAAGTTGGTCGTTATGCCTACATTGCAACCGCCGATGTGTTGCGCGGTAGCGGTTCAACAGTAAACATTCCCGTTCACCGCAATTTGATTACAGCCCTAACAAGCCCTATGCAATGCGTAATTGGTCAATATGGAACGACCATTGCATTAGGTGGTGGCACATTTACAGGAACAACTTTTTGCGTTATCTTGCGTGAATATCCAACTTATACATTAGTGCCAATGACCAATGATAGTTTCATTGCATGGAACGGCACTTTTAAAGCGTTTGAGGCGGTGTTATAATGCAAGACATAGTTCCCGTTCAGAATACAAATAACATTCGCCTAGCGGACTTTGTGCGCGTTACAACCGTTGTTTTAGGTGTTGAAACTATATCGTTATTTTCAACAGCACCTTATGACATAACTGTAACGCTTGGCGGCACACCGCAAACATTTAATGGCTTATCAGCCTTGGTTCAAATTGGCGATGTTCAACGCGACATTAAATCAACCGCTAATGAAACATCGGTTACGCTTGTTGGTATTGATACAGCATTGCTTGGTTGGGTGTTAGGTCAAAACATTAAAGGTTCAAAGATTGAAATGTGGCATGGGTTTTTTGACACAAACAATGCTTTGATTACAACGGGCGGCGATAACGGGCTTTATAAGTTTTTTACAGGTTATATAAACGCATTCACCATTAGTGAACAATGGATGGAAGAATTGCGTTTGTTTGTTGGCACAATAAATGTTAGCGCATCAAGCATACAAATTATTTTGCAAAACAGAACCGCAGGGCGTTACACAAATGACAATGCTTGGCAATTTTTTAATCCAGGCGATACATCAATGAATCGCGTTAATTTTATTCAAACAATCAATTACTTTTTTGGCAAAGACGCAGACCCTAAAGTTTATAAAACATGATAAGACTTGCCAACAAGTTTGATAAAGACGGCATTATGGATTTAATGCGAATGTTTAGGGATGAAAGCCCTATTCAGCAATATAAAGATTTAAACAATGTTGAATATATAAGCCGTTTATTAGACAGTTTAATTGCTGGTCAAGGCGTAGTATATGTTGAAGAAAATGTTGGCATGATTATTGGCATTATTCAACCAACAATATGGTGTGATAAAACTTTTGCGTTATATGAATTGGCTTGGTATGTTAAACCTGAAAACAGAAACACAAGCGTTGGTTATCGGCTTTTAAGCGCGTATGTGTTGCACGCTAAAAAGTTAAAAGATGAGGGCAGAATTAAATTGTTCACTATGGGCAAAATGATTACTAGCCCTGATATTAAATATGAAAAGTTTGGGTTTACTAAAATAGAAGAAGGCTGGATGCAATGATTAAATTTTTACTGCTTTTTATAATTTGGTTTACCTATTCAGCACCAGCATCTGCTATTGGTTCAATTATTGTTGGCGCAACCTTGCTTGGTTCTGCAACTTTAGCGACTGTTGCCGCATTTGCAATCAACATGGTTGCATCAATGATTATTTCTAAAATCTTTGCACCAAATTCACCTAATCAACAAGTAGAACCTAATGTTGGCAACCGTCAGCAAGTGCCGCCTGCTGGCGATAATAAATTGCCTGTTGTTTATGGTTCAGCATGGGTTGGTGGAATTGTTGTTGATATGTCTATTAGTTCAGACAACCAAGATTTGTATTGGGTTATGGCATTAAGCGAAGTTACTAATAGCGAAAATGGTAATACAGCCGATGTGTTTACTTTTGGCGATGTATATTGGGGCGGTAAAAAATGCGTGTTTAGCACAACGGCTGGTGAAACTTATAAAGTTACAGGACTGTTAGATGAAAGCACAGGGCTGACGCAAGATGTGTCGGGCTACATGGATATTTATTTATATCGTAATGGTTCTAATCAACCTTTTAATAGCACAATTTCTGCCATTACTGTTATGAACACAACTGGGCTTGTTTATAAATGGGATAATTCTAAGTTAATGTCAAATTGTGCATTTGCTATTGTGCATTTGAAATACAGCCAATCGCGCAATCTTGTTTCATTAAATCAAACACGATTCCAAATAAACAATCCGCGTAATTCCGCAGGCGATTGCATACAAGATTATTTGACTAGCACAAGGTATGGCGCGGCAATAGATATTTCAAATATAGACACAGCAAGCATAGCGGCATTAAACGATTATTCTAATGCACCTATTGGGTATGAAACATATACTGGTGGCTCATCATCACAACCGCGATTTAAGTTTAATGGAACGATTGATACAACCGCTAAAATAATGAACAACATACAAGCAATGGCTGATTGTTGCGACTGCTTAATTCGTTATTCTGAAATTACATCGCTGTGGGGCGTTATTGTTCAAACGCCAACCAACACTATTGCTATGGATATAAACGACAGCAATATGGTGTCAGCAATTCAAATTAGCCCTATTGATTTGTCAAATTCATTTAATATTATTGAAGTTAAATTTCCCGATAGTTCAGCGCAAGATAGTTTTAACAGCGCATCATTTGAT